GCACCTGTAAGACTTTCAATATTTTTATAGAAATCACGTTCCATGCCTGCCATTTCAGTTTGAATATTATCAAAAGCAGCGGCAGAATTAGCACGATTAGCAGAAGCAATGTTGTTTAAAACACCAGAGCTAAGGTAAGAACCCTGAAGACGAAGGTTTTCAAGCTCCAAATTCATCTTTTCAAGCTCATAACCAAGACGTTTTTCATAAGTCTGCTCACGAAGATTCAAATCATTTGCAAGAATACCATTCTGAAGAACTGTACCATGGGTGCTCTGACGCACAGAATCGGCTTCTGCGACGTTTTTATCAATTTGAGATATTGCAAGATGCTCGGCATTCTTAGCCTGCCTTTCAGCGGCACTAGCGGCTTTAGCAGAGTTCATGGTAGAACCAATATCACTCATACCTACCGAAGCGGCGGAAGCACCAGAGATAGAGCCGCCTATACCATTAGTTGCGGCAAGAATAGGATTAAGACCTGCATTGCGCATATCATCAACAGCCCATTGATAACGATGTTTATAATTTTCAACGTTCCACGCGTTAGCTTGTGCTGCGTTGGCAGAATTGTAATGATCCTGAACTGCAGATCCAAAAACAGAACCAGCTATGCTGCCTAAAGTATTAGAAAGCCATGACATAAAACCAACTCCTTTTAGAAATGATCAACAAGACCAGGAGTGCTGAACATAGGCATAGGACGTACAGTAGTATAACGGAAACCTATATCAAGCAAAAACTCGGGTTCATCTTGGACGGCAATAATACGTTTGATAGGAGGTTTTTCAGTAATAAACTCCTCATTAAGAGTAGGTGCATTGACGAAATACTGCGAAAGATGCCAAACATCTAAATTGCCATCAGTAACAGAACTGCGGAACTTACCTGTAATCTGCGAGGGTTTATAACGATACTCAGCATAGCGCTCCTGATATCCAAAAACAATAGTATCAGATTCATTACCTTGAGCATAAAGCTCACGAAGCTCAATAGCCTGTTCGCCAAGATGAGCGAATGTAGGCCAATAAAGATCATAAACAGTAGAGCGAAGCCACATCTTGTTGATACCTTGCTGGTAAGTAAGATCGGCACGAGCACATACAAAGCCAAAAACATAACCGTGTTCAACAAAAGACTTAGTAAAACCATGGAATTTGGCAGCAGTAACACCATAAGCAGAGAGATTGCCTTGAGGAGAGATGTCGTCGGTTGCAGAAGTCTGAGCTATAGGATTTACATTCACCAATTTAGTAAAGCTGCCTAGAAACTCAGGACGCTGAAGACGAGCATCAGGAGAAACTACACCAAAGAAAGAGCGAAGTACTTCTGTATACCGGCTACCACCTCGAGCAAGGCGCTCGTAAAACTTCTGCATCTGGAAAGCAGTACGAAGACTATTGATTGTAGCGGAAGTAACTTCTGATAAATCAGCATAAAGTCCACTAGGAGCTTGTGCCTTGGTAGCCAAACCAATTTCACCATTTAAAAGGTCAACATTAAGAGGTGAAGAAGAAGCTACAGGAAGAGTACCAGGAACATATCCATTAAGAAAAGTACGAGAGTTAGTATGACTACCTCCGCTCTCATAAATCATCAAAGAACCAGTGTTTCTGCCTTGGGTAAGTTTCATGGCGGTGCCGTCACCAAAGACAGGAGCATCACCAGTCAGAGGAATCATGACGCCAGGACCTTTCTGTGTCCAAGGAAGAGCAGAAGTAAAATAATCATGACGCTTACCACGAGGAGGACAAGCCAAACCTGGCACTATATTAGTACCAGAAGTAAATACCCAAGACGGCTGCTCAGAAGATCGGGCAGAATTCAAAACTTCATTGGCATCGCCTTTCTGAATCTTGACGGATTTCTGAAGATTTTCATCTCTGAACCATTCATTCCAAATAAGGTAAACACCACGAAATGGAAGAGCGTTAATACCAGATATATTACCAGACGTATTCAAGGGCAAGCCGAAATAGTCCCAAAGAGAGCCTATATAGGCATTTTCAGAATTACCAGTAGCAGTAACAGTAGGGATAACATAATCAGTACTATCATCAGGATCTTCCTGTTCAAAACAAAAGTTTTGCCAGTGCTCCCAAACGAGGCGATTTGGAACAAAAAAGAAAAACCAATCCAGATAAATGTTATCCATGATAGGCTTAATAGGAGTAGCCAAACGTGTTAAAGCAGAAGCCGGCATACGAGTAGTATCGCCAGGCAAAATCTCATCAACAAATACCGGTATAAGCTTACCCGAATTAAAAGTCGTTTTATAAACATGAGAGCGGTCGAACTTCGATCGCCTCATATACATCGCGGGAGCATCACTAAAACGATGCCCGCGAACTCTAATTTTTCGAGCCAAATAATCACCTTCTTACGAGTGTAAACTTAAGAATTAACCTAAAGCAAATTATTCTTAAGTTTTAGATTAATTTTGCGTCACCTACGCCAGTTACATCAAGTAAGTAACTGGCTCGGTGCCGCCTATTTTTGTGTTTCTTCATTATTTTGTTCTAAAGTGTTAATTTTTTCTTGTGTTTGTTTATTGTTTACGGACTGTTGTGGTTCATCAAAAGTATATTTGCTACCATACAAACCTTGTTGTTGGAGATATTCGAGCGTTGCAGGATCATTCAAATGATCGATGAAATTCATAGGATCGTGACCAAATTTTGCTCGAACATAAGCGGGTAAACTGTAGAATTCTTCACGAACTCCGGACACAAGCTCAAGCGCTGTACTGTAGTCGCCAGGAAGCGTTGCATCTCCAAACTGCAGGTAAGCGTATTGCGAACTATCGCCGAGGTCAAGAGTCGTGATACCTTTCTGACCATCTGCATACTTATTTACGATGTAGTTGATATCAGTCTCGTCTTTCTCGTCCTGTACAGTTAAAGACGGCATAGTAAATTCAATGCCGAAATGATCATGTTCTTCTACAGAATCATAAGATGTCTTAAATTTCATAATTTCACCTCCTTTCGCAAGCGCCTAGACGCGGCGGGCGTAGCGTACAAAAAAAAGACGATCTCTTGCGAGACCGTCCTTTTTCTGTTACGCTCTTTATTAGATTATCATTTTGTAGGACAACTGTCAACATTCTGTACATAATCTATGGCGCGACCAACCATGATAGGAATACGGGACTCGTCACAACTCTCAACGTAATAGCGACCGTCGCTGTCACTAAGATTGCCAATATAATAAAGAGAAAAGTCTTCAGGATACTTTTTAATAAGCATTTTATCATCGTTAACTATACCTTCAAAAGCTCGAAGGGCGAGCATATCATTGTAATAAACCTGCGGAGGACTGAACTGTTCAGCCTTGGAATCATAAATGGAATAAAGTCTCAGCGGAACCATCTCCTTTTCTAAATGCAACTAAATACCTACGAATCATGAGATAAAGCGTAGCTGATATAACATAATAGTTATTATCAAGGCGAATAACTCTAGAATCATCGGGTTTAAGACGGTAAGCGGCATATTTACTGCCACGAAAAGAGTAATCAAAAAAAATATTATGATCACAACAGAATTTTTTAACAGCTTCAAATTCACTAATAAGCATCACCTCATTTCTGACTTAATGATAACACAATCACAATACCTTGTCAAGTTTTCTGCCAAGAAAATGCTTATACTTACCTTCCTGAACACGACAACGATCAATCAAACGTTCAAAAGTATTGTTCTCCAAGTTATGAAGCATCTTCTCAATACGGTTATTACGAATAAACTCCATCCAGTGAGGATGCGTTTCATCAAATTTCTTATCGTAATAACGAGGAGGACGCATCTTTTTGCCGTTGATAACGATATAATCGTTAGCATAACATTCTTCACCATGCTTTTCAAGCCATTTAGCACCTATCCCAGGGCGATTAGACGCAACCATGAATTCAGGAATGCGACCTTTATAGTGAGAAGGAGCATCTTTACCTGTCTGCTTTTTAACTATATAGCGAGCGACATAGGCAGCAGAATCAAAGCTAAACTCACCAATAAGATGCATACCGTATTTCCATACTTTGGCAAAACGAGAAGAAGTATAAGTATTATAACCGTCTGTACGGAACCGAAAAATTTTGTCATCAAAATCAATATTAAACAAAATGTAATGATAATGGGGACGACCATGAAGTTCACCATATTCACCACAGCCAAGAAAGCGAATACCGCTGTAATACTCACGACGAAGATTCTTCATAAATGTCTGATGAAATTTCTTGCTTAAGCTTTTATCACGTGGCAAATGATAATCGTCAAAAGTGCAAGTAACGAAATAAGCAAAAGACGAAGAACGGGCTTCGTGAACAGCACGGACAGCCCACTGTCTACTATTTTCGAGACGACAACCGATGCATTGTTTACAAGAACAACGAATGAAACGACTATCGCTAGCAAGCTCAGGGTGAGAGGCAAGGCTACCGTAAAAACTATAATGTTGCTTTCCATTTTTCGTAATCGCTCCTTCAACTGGGTACATAAGAACAGGATTATAACAAACCATATTAATCACCTGTACCGATTGTATCAGGATTAAGTCAGGATGTCAAATCCTAAATCCACCTCGTCCTACTCTTTTAAAATTTCTACGTCTAGATATAGAGGTACGCCGAAAAAGACGGCGAGAGCCTCGTTTAGATAAACGACGTCGCCTCATTTAGCATCCCTCCAAGAACCGAAAAAACGGCTAGTTTTTTTAGAATCATTCTTATTAGCAACTGGCTCAACAAGTTGCGCAACATCGGCTTGAAAGTCCGAAGCAACTTTTTTAGCAATAACAGTATTCGAAGATGATCCACCTTTAAGAGCTTCAATCAGATCTACAACTTCCTGAATGAAAGGTACAACAACAGATACAATAAAAGTAAGAATCATAGTAGTTTTACTAGGCATAAAATTATCTCCTTCCAAAATAACGACCTCCGAAGAAGCCTATAACATTTTTGATAGCAGAACCAACACCGCCAGCGACAG